GTGTTCGCCTTCAGGATCGGGATCGCGTCCTTCCCGGCCCGCTTCATCGCGGCCTGGAGATGTTTCTTCGCCACGCTGCGGGGCAGCTCGGCGTATCGCTTCATCAGCTCGCCGATCTGCCCCTCGACGTTGCTCCACCCGAGGACGATCATGCCGCCTGCTCCTCGACGGTCAGCTCGAGGTCGTCGCGGTTCCCCTGCTCCACGACGGCCGAGACGTAGAGGAGCCGGTCGCCGCGGCTCGGCCAGCGAAGACGCTGGTCACCTGCTATGTCGCTCCGGTATCTCGTGTAGACCGTGGCCGAGATCCCACCGCCGACCTGGCCGCGTCGTGCCTGTTCGTTGTAGCTCGTTGCCTCGTAGGACCCGAGGATCGTCGCGACCGTCTCCCAGGTCTCGACGGTCCCGCCGGCCGCGTTGCGGCTGCGGACGGGCCGCTCCAGGACGAAGACTTCGCGGTAGCGGCCGGCAGCTCGTGTCATCACCAGCCTCCGTTCCACGAGCTCGCCGCGAGGAGCGTCTCAAACGCCTGGGGCAGCTCGCCGCCGCCTTCGGTATTCAGGACGCCACGGTTCTCGAACTGGTGGTTCACATAGGCCAGGATCGCCGAGCGGACCATGGGCTCGATCACGCCGCCAGGGGCGACGCCGGCCCAGTAGGTGACGACGATCTTCTCGGTCGTCTCATTGTCGAGCGTGACGATAGCCGGGAACGCGTCCTGGTCGACCTCGTAGTCGGACGCCGACAGGGCAGCACCGTCGACCGTGATCGTGATCGGATAGGTGCCGGAGATCAGCACAGGCGGAGCCGGCAGGTGGAGGATCTTCCCGCCCGTCCGCCACGTCGCCCGGTACTGGGTCGCGACGAGCGTCACGGAGAGCCGGCTCTCGACCAGCCGGCGGGCCGCTGCGACTTTGTCGAGAAGGAACCGATCGTGTTCGGTCTGGTCCTGAGAGATCGAGACCTGGGCCTTCGCCTCGGTGAGCGAGACGGGCTCGACGAGAGGCCACTGGAGAACGCGGACGGTGTCGGGCTTTGCCATCGGTCGCTCCGTGGTCCAGATAGGCGAAGAGCCGGGGCCGGCATCCCTGCCAGCCCCGGCCCCCGTGAATCACATCGACACGGATCAGGAGGTCGCCTTCGCCAGCCGACCGACGAACTCGGGGCCGTGATTCAGCACGCCGAGGCGGCTGGATCCGACGAAGAGCGTCTGACGGCTGCGGACGAGCAGCTCCTTCGCCACGGTGATCTGGATCCCTTCGGCAGCGAGGCCGACCGCGGTCGACTTGCTGAAGTCGCCGTAGAGGGCGAGCGTGGTCGCCGGCATACCCTTGGCGAGGTAGACCGGAGCACCGTAGACCGTCGGGACGACCCGACCGCCGCCGACCGTCATGGTCGTCTGTTGAGCCGACCACAGCTTCATGAGGTCGACGTAGCCGGCCTTCGAGGCCACCCATGCCCCGGTGCCCATGATCGTCTCGTCGACCTTGCCGACCACGTCCGCGAGGTTCGCGTTCGTCGTGGACGAGGCGAGCGCCACGGTCACGGTGTTGGGGTTGCTCGAGATCGCGGCGACCGCGGCCGGGAGGCCGGTGATCGACGGGCTCGACGAGTTGCCGGTGAGCCACTTCGTGTCGTACCAGGTCGCGAACCCGTAGGACATCCGGTCGACGAGCAGACCAGCCACGTCGATCGGCGAGTCGTTCAGGAGGGCGTTCGACACCGCGACCGAGCCGCCGGCCTCGTAGAGGGTCAGCGTCGGGCCGCTGGTCGACAGGTCCTGGTCGGTGAACGCCGCGTTCTCGGCGGCGAACGAGACCGTGAACTCGCCGCTCTTCGGCAGGTTGATCGACTGGCCCCGCGGCCGGAAGACGCTCGCGAGCTGCATCGCCACCGACTGGTACTGGAGCCGGTTGACGATCGCGTCGTAGAGCTCGGTCACGACGTAGGAGTCACCGTAGCCGCTGACGGTCTCGCCCATGGCCCGCTTCTCGCCGCTGGCGAGACGGACCAGGAACTCGCCGACATCGGCCGCGACCTTCGCCGAGCGGAACGCTCGAACGCCGGCCCGAATATCGGGCCGCGAGAAGTCCTCGGCCTGGGCCACTTCGGCCGGCTTCGGCGAGCTGGCCGACTCGGTGACAGTGCGGAGGCTGGCGAGCTTCTCGTCGAGGGCTCGCTCGGCGGCCGCTTCCTTCGCGATGTTGTCGGACTGCTCCGACAGGGCGGCGAGCCGCTCCTCGACCCGGGTCCGCTCGGCATCGTCGGTCGTCTCGACGGCACGGAGATCGGTGATCTCGGCGGCGACCTTGGCGGCGTCATCCTGGAGGCGGGCGAGCTTGGGCGACGGCATGGGCGATTCCCTTCGTGTGTCTGTGTGGTGTCCTTACCGCACGCCACGATATGACCGCCCGCCGTGGCAGAATCTCTCCGCCGTCCTACGGTAGGACGATCAGCGGCCAGGGCCCGCCGATCCGATCCGCGTGATGATCTCGCGCTGCCCGGCCGCGATCTCCTGGAGCGTCTCGGCCTGGCGGACCTGAGTCTCGCCGAGCGAGCGGAGCGTCGCCGATGTTTGCTGGAGGTACTCGGTGTGGCTCTCGACGATCGGGACGACCACGGTCTCGTGAAGTGACGAGGCGGCCTGCCAGAACATCCACAGGATCACGGCCAGGATCCCGGCGGGGATCCCGATCGTGTTCAGCAGGGCCCCGGTCGGACCGAGGGCCTCGACGATTTCACTTCGCGTCACGATCCGCTCCTACTGTTGAGCCACCGAATCACGAGGGCCTGGACGATCGCCGAGATCGCCCATAAGAGGATCAACGTCATGAAGGCCATTCCGCACTGCTCGGCGTAGACGGTCCGGACGCGCCTTTCAACGCGGCGTCGGATCGCGTCGACGTGATGATCGCACCAGCCGGCGGCCAGCTCACCCTCGACGGCGTCGAGCTGCGACAAGGCGACGCGAACGAGCGCGTCGCACCGCTCGCGGCCGAGCATCGACCGCCGCAGCGGCCGATCGGCCAGGGCCTGCCAGACTTCCTCGCGAGCCTGCTCGAGGTCGGTCACGGTTTCACCTCGCAGAGCGTCGCGACCGGGGCCTTCCGGTCGGCCTCGGCCAGGAACAGCGCGATCCGCGTCGAGCAAGATCCGATCGTCCGGTTCCGGGCGGCCCCGAACAGGACGCCGGCCAGCTCGCCGGCCTGGTCGAAGATCGGCCCGCCGGAGTCGCCATGCCGGGCGGCCCCTTCGAGCTCGACGAACTGGGCTGGGTGTTTCCGCGTTGGCGACCCGTAGTCGGTCACCTTCCCGGTCTGCTCGCGGTAGACGCCGGCCGGTCCGTAGCCGGCGATCGTCAGCGGGTCACCGAGCCGCGGGGCCTGGGCGGCGATCGCCACGGGCTCGGCGTCTGGCCTGCCGACGACCAGGGCCGCGAGGTCCCAGTCCTGGTCGTAGGCGACGACGCGGGCCCTGGTGGTCGAGCCGTCCGGGAACGACACGTCGACCGCGTCACGGTTGCCGCGGACACAGTGCCACGCGGTGAGGACCAGGCCCGACGTGCCACTGACGCGAACGAGGACGCCGCTACTGCATTCGAGCGACGCTCCAACTCCGCAGACGACGCGGCAGACGGACGGCCGCGGCTGGCCCGGCTTTCGGTCAGGAATACTGCTAGTTTTTTCTGACGAAATGTTGACAGCCGTGCCTGTGCCCTGGCAGGCCTGGCACGGATAGAACAGCGGCACCCGGCCGACGGTCCGCGTACCTTGGCAGACGCCGCAGTCAGCCGCGAGGGCTGACGCAGCGAAGATCATCCAGACGATGGCGGATCGCATGTGTCATCCGGCGGGCCGGCTCCAGTCGTCGGGGAGAGTGACCGTGGCGATCGCGAACGAGCCGCGCCACGCGGAACGGGCGGTCTGGTCTGAGTCGTAGCGCGTGACGTTGTAGGAGTCGGGGTAAGCCATCAGCCGCTGATCGGCGACCCACCGGGCCCACGGCACCGCATGGCCCCGGCGGCCCACGCTCACGACGAGACCGCGGAGGACACAGCAGACGGCCTGCTCGTAGCTCTTCGGGAAGATCACCTCGAGCGGCCGGAAGTGGCGGGCCGTTTCCTGCCAGCCTTCGGGGAACCGCGAGACCGAGACCCACTGCC